TCAGACTGGATCGAAACGTCACGGTCGTCCGCGAAGTTGCGTATGGACATGTGACCAGTAGCACTACGGATGTCGGTAAGCGCTCCGGTATGCTCAATGATCAGGTCGTTGCTATCACCTAAACGCAGTTCATCGTTATCACCTAGGGAAACATGCGAAGTAGAAGTTAGCCCAGCAAAAGTAGGGCTATCGGTTGTAGCAACGCCCTGGTTAAGAGCCTTAACAGAGGCTTCGCTGGTCAGCTCACTGTCCATAACAGCGCCAGCAGCAGTGACGTTTGCTGTATCTGTTACATCAGCGCCTGCTTCTATGCCGTCCAGCTTGTTAAAAGCAGACGCATGGGCACCCAAGAAAACTACCGCAGACCCACTCAAGTTCAAAAGCGAGCCAGTGCTGCTTTCGACAAGAGTACGAGAAAGAGTAGTCCCAGACGCTGTGTAAGTGCCCGTGCCTATTTCAAACGCATTGTTGTCCTCAATGACGTACTCAACGGCTTGACCGTTTGTAACTCCGCCGTCTGCAAACGTCTGATGCCCATTAGTTGCGGTGCCAAGCGTAATGGTGCCGGTGCCGGTAGTAGACGTTAAGACTTTAACTCTGTTTGCATAGACGGTCATGCTGCACCTTAGGCTGGATCAGGAATGCCGATGTCAAACGAATCGGTACTAAAGGTGTTGCCAGAGTTAACGCCTTGAGAAGCGTTCATAGAGCCGGTCACAAGCAGTCGGCTTTCGCTGACATCAACAAGCGCATAGTGCGTTGCTGTTCCTGTGCCCGTAACAGTAGCATCAGAAATAGCAGACACAGTAACTTTACGCCCGCCGCCAGTTCGATCACTTGGCGACGCGACAGTAAATGACGTGTTATTGCCAAGCGTGTAGGTAGACGTCGCCTCTGCATACGTAGTTGGTTCCTGCGAGCAGATGTCCAAACGATCTGCCTCATTGGTCAGGACAGAAAGCCCGTTGTCAAAAACTCTATTGTTCAGTGTAGCCATTTTTAACCCATCGCCTTTGCGCGCATCCTAATTGACGAAGACCCAATCCGCGCGCGCTGATCAGATACGTTTAAACTTTGAATAGCGCGGCTGTAAAGGCCGCTCCATGTTGGAATGCGCTCGTCATCGTCCAGATACGGAGCAGCCTGCATCAACGATCCGTACAGGTAAATGTCGGGGTGGTTTTCCAACATCCAGTTAGATGTGTCGCTATCAGACAGACTTTGGATTTTTTCGTAGTAAGTAAGCTCACCCGTGTACGAACTGTCTGGTGATGGCACGACCTGGAACTCTTCCCCAATCATCGTAAAGAACTGAGGGCGGCCATTGCTGCTGTCCAGCCTCTGCTCTTCAGCGGCTTGATCAGGAGTAACAAACTCCAACGTAACAATGGGAGTTGTGTTTAGCTGGAACCGCACATTTTCGATCCAGTTGGTTGGGACTGCGGTATATCCAGCGTCAATCGCTGCGGTAGCTCGCTTAATCATCCGGCGATCCCGAACCTCACGGTTCATTTGAGCCTCAGCCAGAGTAATGAAATCAGGGATAACGCTGGTCAAATCCGTGCGGACAACCCAATCAGCAATAGAGGTTTTTAACTCAGAGTATGTGGATATGCTCACAGTGTTGCCTCGCGAGTACGAAATACCTGGTTATTGCTGTCGTTCAGCCATTTGCGCAGAGCTTTCTTGTCATCAAGAATGCCCTTTCGCTTTAGGTCATAATACACTGCTAACGGTAAAGATGCGACCTTGCTGACATCGCCATGAGGCGTGCGCGCATCAATCTCGTTCCGAGCGCGCTTATTGGCGTTGGCAATAGACGTAATATCTTGGCGCGTTTCTACGGTTACAGAACCTGTCAGGGGGTCAACGTGCCAAAGTTTGGTGATCCCGGTAAGTTCATCGTGATCAAGTATCTTGCGCATCGTTCCCTCCATTTGTTGCGAGCGACCCTTAGGTCGCCCGCTTTATTATTGCCTCAGTTACGAGGTGGTCAGGTCAGCAACGATGCCATGAGCGGCTTCATTTTTAACCATCAAGCCAGACTCGCAGATCGCCATACGCTTCTCTGCGTCACCAGTTTTGGCCAGATCAACCATCTGGATTGGACGCAGAACGCCAACAGCCACATACTCAGGATCGATGACGTAGGCGTCGCGAGAGCGCGAGAAGCGGTTCGCAACAATCGACATTTCGCCAAAGTCAGACAGGTAAATGTCAGCCGCACCAATGATCGTAGTAGGGCCATCGCCTGGAGCCATGTAACGCTGAGCTGCGATACCGGCAAACCCCGATACTGCCTGCTTGTTAAACGATCCGACCATAACCATGGTGGGGTCGCCGCCAGCATTCCAGACTTTCTGGACAACGTCTTTCAACATTGCTTCAGTGAACGCACGCTGTGTGCCGTCCGTACGAGCGTCAGTGCCGTCGCCGGTTGGGTCAGCAGGCGAACCTGCGGTGGCTTTGTTGGTGTTGGTTGCAATCCAAGCCGACAGAGAAGCAGTTTCTGGAGCCACCGCTGAGCTACCAGTCACTTTGGCGTTGTTAACGCCGCAGAGCATGGTTTCAACGTCACGCTTCAGCTCTTTGCCTTTCTTGGCAGCCTGATAAGCAACTTCCGAGTCACGGCCAGCTTTATCAACGAAGTCCAAGTTGTCTTCGATGACCATTGTCCGGCGCAGAATCTGCGTGACGTTGCTCAGTCGAGTCGTTGCCGTAGTGGCATCGAAACTTGCAACATCATCACCAGAAATGCGGGCAGTCGCGCTTGCTGCGGCAAGCGAGTCTGTCTGCCACTCAAAGGTGGTGTTAGTTACATCAACGGTGCCAATGTTCGACTGAAAAGGCGTTTCTTCAGGCGAAATGTTTGCGATTACGTCCGCGAGATCTTCGCGGATGCCCTTTGCAGTGTAGTGCAAGAACGTATTTGCTACGATGGCCATTGTTATCTCCTACGTTAGACCACTCTTAAGAATGAGGTCCGCTGCGTCGCGCAGGTTCCCCGATTGGCGTAGACGCTTGCGCGCCTTGTCAACGTCGGTTTTCTTAGATTTCGTGCCTCTAGACCCAGCTTTCATAGGCCTCGGTTGTTCGCCAACCTGGGCCTTTTTGTTTACTGCGGTGCGGCCTTTGCGGAAAAGCATTGCGTCGCGAGCCATAGCTACGATTGCTGCGCTTTGGATGTTATCGACTTCGTTTTCTGGGAAGCCATTTTCAAGCAAAAACCCCCGGATTTCACCGGCTTCTTTTTTTGCTACATCCGAATTGCGCCAAGACGGGATCAAGTGAGGCAGTTTTTCTGTCTCTTCTGCCTGTCTGGCCAGCATTTGATGCTGATATTGCTTTGCCTGCAACTCCGCCAGTCTCGATTGTTCCGCTTCCACGGCTTGCAACTGAGCCTGCTTTTGTTCTTTGGCTACGCGCCACTGCCGTTCTAGCTTGGTGGCCTCTAACGGGTCACGCTCGTACAGCGTGTCCCAATCCGGTTCGTTCTGCGTTGCTTCCATTAGCTGCTGCTGCAACTGTGGTAAAAGCGCGGCATACTGTTGACGCTCCGCATCCACCTCAGACGCTTGCTGCTCGAACAACTTGCGCTGCTCTGCAACTTCCTGAGACTTCCGCGTATAATCCGATTGGCGTGAATATCCGGCTATTAGCTCGTCTTCGCTTACCTCTTCATACTGCCCGTTAACCTTAACTTTGTAGGTGCGGGCTTCTTGAGGTTCGTCGTCGTACTCTTCGCCGTCGTACTCTGCTTCCTCGGCTGCTTCATACTCCTCGCCAGAATCTACTGGCTCGTCGTAATCGGCTGCCACTTCTTCAGTGGTCTGCTCTTCTTGCGCCTCCTGAACTGGTTCGTTCGTGCCCTCTTCAGAGGGTGGACTCATCAATTCCATGATAGCGGCTTGAGCTGAACGGAGATCAGTCCCGCGCTGCGGGTTACTGGTATCTGCCATTTGTTAGTTTCCTATTTACTATTTTTTGCGCTTTTCTACAAGTTGCGCGCGATCAACCCGCGCACGGAGCGCGGCCTGCAACATCTCTACCCCAGCGCACGCAGCATGTGACTGCTGCAATGCCTCAATGTCTGTCATCTTGGTCGAGCGAAAATCAATAAAGCAAGCAGCCTGTATTTCGCTTAATGCTGACTGAATGTCTTCGTCGTCAAGAATAATCTTGGCCTTGCGACCCTCGTCCAAAATCTGTTGGTCAGACTTCTTCATCCCGTACAGCTTCCTTGATTAGCTCAGACTGTGCTTTCATGCTTTCACGGCTTATTGCAGTGGACTTTTTAATGTCCTCAACCTGCAACTGAGTGCCGTATTTTGCTCGAAGCTCCTCAGCAGTAACGTAAAGATCCATTTCCATCTGGTCGCGCTTCAGATCATCTTCCATCTGCATCTGCTCGCGCTTCAATGCAAGCTCGGCAGCTTTTTTCTGGATATCAGCCTGAATTTGCTGGATTTGCACATCAATTAACTGCTCGTTAATATCAGGCTCATCCTGCTGCGGAGACGGACGGAAGTTAACAGGATCGCTCCAGAACTTGCTCACGTCCTTAAACCCTGCCAACTGGGTCATTTCAGCCAACGTGTTGTAAAGTTTATCCATGCTGGTCAGCGGGTTTTGTGCGCCCATCGTAGACATGGCTTCTTTCTGCATTTCGCCAATCTGGCGCAACATCATCATGCGCTCAGTGTCAGACCCACGGCCCAGAGCCACATTGATAGAAACGTCCATAGTAGAGTCCCAGTAGCGCGGATCAATAGGCACATAGTCGTTGTTAAGGCGGACAATTCGCTCACGCTGCTGGTGCTGGCAAACTAACTTCAGCAAACCTCGCATTAAGTCGCGCATACCAGTCTCAGCAAAAATACGCGCGATCATCTCAATCTGTTGCTGAGCCGCTGAAACAGTTGCCGCAACAGCAGATGCTGTAGATGACTGCAATGCGTTTGCGTCCAAGCCATTCGCGGCCCTAGAAATGCCTGTGCGGCTTTCCTTGGTGCTGTCTAGATACTGAAGAACGGGGAACGCCTGCTGCCCCACAAAGGGCATAGAAATAGGCTGTACCTGCCCCGGAGAGCGCTGCCTGATAATAGCGCCGGTTTCGGTGTTCATCACATCCTCGATGCTCACCTGGCCCTCTGTGACGGCTATGCGAGGGTGTATGGACATGGCCAAACTGTCGAGAGTGTTGCGCATCACAACTGACTTAATGCGCTGGATGTCCATCACGATGTCGGCCATTGACGTGCCAAAAAACTCATGAGCCTCTGGGTCAGGGCAGAAGCTGGCAAACGGGCGCATATCGCAGGGGTTGTCCGCTAGGATTTCATGCCCACTACCCGCAACGCAAACCTTGCGCAGCTCCGCAATGCCGTCACCGTCTCGGTCTACCTTAATGTAAACTTCAGCGTAGCTAACTAACCGCTGGCTAGGGTCAGATGACGTATGATAGTCATCTGTGCGGGCTGGGTTTCGGGCGTAACGCTCAGGGTTCCAGTCCAGCTCGTCAGAGTTTGACGCTAGGCGCTCGACCTGATCTTTTTCGTAGCCCATCGCAACAAGATCGCTAACAGTCAGAATGCGTCGGTGCGCCACCATCGTAGCGTCATCAATGTTTTTAGCCCGACGATCAATCAGGAACTCTTCTGGCGGAACTGCCTCAACGCGGATCTTGCCGTCCATTACCATGCGGGTAATTTCAACATCATGCAGCATTGGTGGCTGCAACCCAGCAGCCTCGATTGCCATTGCCTGCTCTACACTCATTTCAGCAGATGTGGAGCGAATAGCCTGAATCGAAACACTGTCATCCGAATACAAAGCAGCCAGAGCGTTATCGTCTAAGCCCGTTAACTCAGATGCGCTGACTTCAACGCTCTCATCCCAGACAAATTTAATAATCCCAACCTTGCGGATCAAAGCGTCCTTGAATGCATCGTGCAACGCAAGAAAGCCCTTGTTGTCCTGGTTAAACACGTAGTTAACGTAATCTGTCGCTTGCTTTGCGGAGGCTACGTCTTCTGCGTGACGCGGCATAAACTCAACAGCGCGCTCAGACCCCGTAAAAATACGCAGCAATGACGGCATAACGGCCTGGACAGTGTCACGCACGTCCATGCTGACAACCTGAGATCTGCCCTCTTCTTCATCGCCGTATGGCTCGCCGTTGTAGTATTTTGTGGCCAGAGCGCGGCTAGGGCTGATGTAGTTGTCAATGTAATCTTCAGCATCGTCCAGCTCACTGCCAACAATGCCCTGCAACTTGTCTTCTGACATATAATCATCAGAAGCGTTGACGATAGCGCCGGTTTCTTCTTCTTGGTAAGTGGCCATTACGCTGTCATCCTTTTATGCCAGTCCGTTCATAAAACGCTGCAACATGCCCGGCTGCTGCTGCACCATTTGAGCCAGCATGGCCTGATACTGCTGAGGACTGAACGGGTTGGCTTTTGTCGCGACTTGAGGGGCATTCGAAAAATCTGGCGTTAAGGCATCGCCTGCGTCATCAAGAGCGGAAATGGCGCGATTTCGATTCTTTTTTTCTTCTTCCGTAAGGTCGGGCAGGAGTTGGTCAAAAAGCCCTCCTGGGTCTTTTAGCGGGCGATCCTTATCGTCTACAGGTGCGTCACGCATAGGACTCATTTCGCCAATGTCAGCACCAGCAAACGCAAGTCGAGATGGATCGCCAAAATCTTGCAGAAATCCAATGCCAAAATTACGGATGTTTTCGAGCATGTCGCCTCACTGTTTTTGAGACTATACATAATTAAATCAAAATAAAAAAGGCGGCACGCTTCCATGACAAAACGCGCCGCCGAGTTGGTCCGGGTTCATTGGGAGGAAACCCCGGACAGGGAGAGAGCTATGCAACAGGAGCGATAGCAAAAAAATTCTAGCCGTCTTTGGACCGTTTGTCCAGTTCGCGGTCAATTTGCTTGTTCCAAAGCACAAATAAACTTTCTACTTTTTTCTCAAGCTGCTCAACGCGAACCGTTATGCGCGTTGACTCTCTGTTAAGCCAAGCAACGAGAAACACGAATGCGGTTAGCTGTGGCCACCATGTTTGCAAAAACCCCTCGATCATTATCGCCCCCAGCGCTAAATCCAGACCAGCAATAGATAGCACGTTATCCGCAAAATTTCACGGCGACTGATTAGCAGCCCACACCACTACCACGCCACTCCCCCTTTAGGGGGGGTGGTGGTGTGGTGGGGCTGGCAAAGCCCGCAATTTTCAAAAACACCCTAAAAGTGATACTATGGTCGGACGGAGGTTAATATGTTCATCCCGATTATCATCCTGTGCGCAGGAATGCAGTGCTTTCCAGTCACAGGGCCGGTAAAGCCAACATACGATTCTTGCATAAAAGAACTGCAAAAAAACGGAATACCTCAGGTGCGCGCAAACTTTCCATTGCTGGAAATTAAAAACGCAACATGCCTGGAAATGCCGGAAAACGCTTAGCTGTAGCGAGACTTCGCTCGGCGATTGCCGCGCCGGTTTTCCATTTTCGCAGCGGTCATGTTGCCTTTGTTCTTCTTCATCTTGGCAGCCATCATAGGGCACTTTTTACCGCCAATAGCTTTCTTGCCCTTGCTTCCGTATGCCATTAGTTCACCATTTAACCTTATTAGCCCAGTAGGCCGCAGACGACTTGCCCTTGGCAATGTTTTTCCCATGACGCGCCTTAAAACTAGCACGCTTATTCCGCATCCGCTCGCCCTCGCCAGACTTGGGCTTGCCAGCAGTCTTAGCACCCTGCTCGCCAAATCGAATTAACTTGGTCTTCGTTCCGCCACCATCCTTAAATCGCGCAACAACAACGTGAGACTTCTTAGGATGACTGGGCGTCCTCTTGGGCTTATTATACCCAGAAACGCCCGCCTTTTTAAGCTGCTGATCAGACAATGCCCTTAATCCCCCGCTTCAGCGGCTTTCTCCAGCCGCCAGACGCAGCCATGCCATAACGCAGCGTCGTATGGTCAGACGCCAAAGACAAACACAAAGCATCAGCAGAGTCAGGAGAAGAAATGCCACGCTTCTTCATCTCGTCCTTGCTCTCAACTTTCATCTTGCCAGTGCTGGTAAAAGTATACCTCGGACCAATCAATTCAGCAAACAAAGCCTCATCCCGTGGCAAATCAACATCACGCCCCTCCAGCCAATCCCTAACCTTAAACCACAACTCAGACCGCATATTAAAATACGTGCCCTTTACACTCGGTGACTCAGACACATTCAAACCACGCGCAGGCAAATCCAACTCACGCAGCCGATCTAAAACACCCGCGCCCAAGCCAATAGAATCAACAATAATCTCAACAGGACGCTTGGACGGAAACGTATCCTCAAACTCCGCAACAACAGCACCAGACAACTGCATCAGATCCAACCCACGCCACTTCCTAATAGACGTAACCTTTGGCCCCTGGCGCTTAACAAGAACGCTGCTGTCATTACCATGCCGAGCAACGTCCAAACCCCAAATGGCAGGCGACAACTCGTCAATCTGCAAATCACGCGACATGGCACCGTCAACCAAATCAGTCGAAATAACCGTGTCATTCTCAGTCGGAGGGAAATTGCCCAAAACACGCACATGGTACGCAGGCGACCCCTCGCCATAACGCAACTCCATCTCACGCACAAAATCAGCCGATACGCGCGGACTATCAATGCAACTGACGTGCATCGTAAACCACTCACTCCGCAAACGATGATGCGTGTCGTAAAACAACCCCGTATTCCGCGTCGGGTTGCCCGTTAAAACCGTCGTAGCACTATGCCCAGACATAGACCCAGCAGCACTCTCAAACACCGCCTCAGGCACGCCAGACGCCTCGTCAGCAACAAGCAGGATATGATCGCCATGAACACCAGCAAGAGCCTCTGGCTGCTCCGCACGGCTCGTCCTGCACGAAATAAACGTATTGGACGGCGACGCCTTTAACTCAATGCGATCCGACTTTACGTCCAACAAATCATTCAAGGGCGGCTTCAACCGCTTAACTAAGCTTTTTACCTCAGCAAACAGCGCGTCAAACAACTGCGCCGACGTCGGAGCCGTCATCACAACCTTGCCAGGCGTCCGCCACAAAACATGCCAAACCGCACAAATGGCAACAGCCGTCGACTTGCCAACGCCATGGCCAGATCTAACGCTAATCCGACGCTTCTTCGGGTCAACAACCGCACGCAAAAACTCAACCTGCCACTCGTCAGGATCAATCTGCAAAGCCTCCCTCGCAAACAACACAGGGTCGTTTGTGTAACGCTTGGCCAAAGTAATAAATGGGTTTTCGTTCGGATTGGTAGCGCTGCGCTCCATAAACGGCGTCCTCCGCTGTTGCGACCGCACACTACCGAGAAAACCGTGCGTTTTCAATGCGCAAGCATTCTGCAAAATTTTTTGGGGGCGCAGGGGCGTAAAGCATGGGGGCATAGGGGGGGGTGGGGGCAAAAGGTGGATATTCGGGTGGATGTAAATTCCTAAAATTACATTTTATATAACATATTCAGTATCTTAAGCTATTATTTCTGTGCCCGCAGAGGGCACCATCACTCTGCTTTTGATGTGCGGGAAGCTAGATAAAAGTACCACTACAAATAATTAATAGGGGGGGGTCTCTGAAAATGCGGCGACGCTTCCAGGCTGCCTCTTACGTCAACGCTATGCCTCTTACGTCAACGCTATGCCTCTTACGTCAACGCTATGCCTCTTACGTCAACGCTATGCCGCTAACGTCAACG